ATTAGAAGAACAAGAGGAATTAGAAAATGCATAAGCAACTACCGCTTGAGTACCCCAAGAAAAACGGGGAGCGCTTGCCAGAGAAAGATCGAGCCAAGGTCCGTACCCTGCATCAGGAGTACATGTTCCGTCGTATGGAAGTTATCAGTACAGCAGATAGCTTACTCAAGAAGTGTGAAGATGTGTACAACGATGCCCTGGAAAAGATTCAGGAAGAAAGTCTAGTAGATAAGATTAAGAAAGTCCTAACATAAGGAGCAGTATGTCAGAGTTCAGAAACTCTTTTGGCGAGAGTATCTTCCGCCACAAGTACGCAAACACACCGACCCAAACATGGGCAGAGAAAGCTGAGCTACTCGCTCACGAGATCATGTATGACCTAATACCCCGCAGCTATGTGGAAGAGATGGAGAAGATGATTGCGTCGTTCCAGTTCCTTCCCGGTGGCCGGTACATATACTACGCTGGCAGGGAGGCCAGCTTCTACAATAATTGTTACCTACTCAAAGGAGAGCAAGATACCCGTGAAGAATGGGGAAATTTGACAAAACGTGCGTCTGATTGTCTTATGGCAGGTGGCGGTATTGGCGTAGATTATAGTGTTTTCCGACCTGCTGGTTCGTCCCTCAGACGAACAGGGGGTACAGCATCAGGCCCCCTCCCACTCATGCGCTCCATCAACGAGATAGGACGTAACGTAATGCAGGGCGGGTCTCGACGATCCGCCATCTACGCTTCACTTAACTGGCAGCACGGGGATGCGAATGACTTCCTCTCACAGAAGAACTGGGGCGACCAAGAGATTGTTAGCGGACTCACGTACGCGGATGCGAAGAAGAGCAACTATAATAATTCAGCTCCCCTCGACCAAACCAACATCAGCCTTAACTACGACAACGCCTTCCTCGACCAAGTAAGGAACGGCCATCTGCCCGAGATATTTGTGGCTAACTGTAGGCAGGCGATGATGAACGGAGAGCCGGGCTTCAGCTTTAACTTCGGCGACAAAGAGAATGAAACACTACGTAACGCTTGTACAGAGGTAACATCAGAAGATGATAGTGACGTGTGTAATCTTGGCAGTATCAATATGGGAGCTGTGGATACCATTGATGAGTTTCGTGACATTGTCCGACTCGCGTCAGCTTTTCTTGTATGCGGTACCGTAAGGGCTGAGTTGCCGTACGCGAAAGTTGAACAAGTCCGGAGTAAGAACCGACGACTTGGTCTTGGACTGATGGGCATCCACGAGTGGCTGCTTCGTAGGGGTTACTCCTACAACATGAACCGGGAACTCCGGCATTGGCTGACGGTATACGAAGAGGAATCAGAACGTGCTGCTAATATACAATGTGATCGCCTTAGCATTAGTCGGCCTGTGGCTTACCGTGCTATTGCACCAACGGGAACCATTGGGATCTTGGCAGGTACTACTACCGGCATCGAGCCTCTGTTTGCTGTTGCTTACAAGCGTAGGTATTTGGTTGGCGGATCAGAGTGGAAGTACGAGTACGTGGTGGACGCAACCGCAGAAGACATCATCAACACAACAGGTGTTGATCCCGAGAGCATCGAAACCAGCATGTCCTTAGTTGATAACTTTGAACAGCGAGTGGCGTTCCAAGCAGATGTGCAGGACTACGTAGACATGGCGATCTCAAGTACGATCAACCTGCCTTCGTGGGGTACAGAAAAGAATAATGAATCACGAGTAAAAGAATTTGCTACAACGCTAGCGAAGTATGCCCCGAGACTACGGGGATTTACGGCGTATCCTGATGGAAGCCGAGGAGGACAGCCCCTGACCGTGTGCTCTTACGCCGAAGCCAAGAACAACGCGGGGCTGGTGTTCGAAGAAAATGGGGATGCTGCTTGCGGCGGGGGTATCTGTGGTGTGTAACCACGGCCACGATGCAACGCTTTCGTAGATGTAACTCACCCGGTCCATAGTGGCCGGGTTTTTTTTGTGTCAAGATCCTCTTTGTTTTTCCAGACTATCTAATCGAGAGCGGAGTGCATGTACCTCCGCCTCGTGCCTTGCTAACTCCTGATCGTTCTTTATAAAGTATTGTGTGATAAGACCTCCTTTGAAGTTGTCTGTGAATCGGTACTCTTCGAGCGCGAGAATAGCTGCTTGATCTATCCCGGCTGTAACTTCGATGGGCCTGAGTCGTAGCTCAACGTACTCTACGAGGCCCCACATGGTAGCAGAGAACATCCCGAGGACGACAAGCGCCGCCGCTATCCAACCTAGAAAATTAACCGCTGGTTTATTAAGTAAGTGATGTTCAATTCTGCTTACGCCTGCTGTAAGCATGGAGAGCGTTACGTCCTGCGCCTTTACCTGCGCATCAATATGGTAATACTTCTCCCATATTCGGCTGTCGTCACCCTCTTGCATAGTTTTATTAGTCTCCATCTTTCATCCAGTCTTGAATAAGCCGACCAAAGGGCAGCCACCCAAATGTTTCACTTTCCTCTATAGCTTCCTTCAAGTCGATTGAATCCGCTTCTGCTATTTGCATCAGGTCCACTAACGGGGCAAACACTAACCCTATCGGAGGAACCAGACCTGATGCCAGAAAAACGGGATTGTCTTCAGCCCGTGAACGATTGACATTGTACAAGGACAGGGCATTAGCCGAAGTAGCGCCGAGCATGTGATCTACCCACCGCATGCCTATCCCATCCACTGTTGGTTGGTCTCCCTTGATTGCCTGCCGTCCTTCTTGGATAACAGCGTTACCGCCACCCACAACTGCTAGGTATGCAAGGGCGTTCTTTGTTGCTTCCTTCTTGTTACCCGCCTCCCACTGTCGATAGACAAGAGTCTCCATTTGTTGTAGCTGTTTAAGTGCAAAGGTCCGGAGCATGTACAGCACTCTGGCGTTCGGGTTGTCTAGGTACCACTGAGGCAGAGACGCAAGGTCAGTAGGCTGCATCTTGGAAAGCTCAGCAGCCGCCATCTGTGTGAAGCCCGGACTCTTGTTGCCTGCCAGTACATCCCTGTAAAGGGCAGGTATCTCTTCCCTCTTGAACACCCCACGCCATCGCTTATCGAAGGCAGCGTAACCCTTGTTCGCTAGCTGTTTGTTCTGCAACATGGCCGCGTTCATAGATGTGTTCTTTCCGAACTGGTCTATCATACGGAACCCCGATACCTTAAAGGCACCTTCCGATACCTTGTTGAATCGGTCCTGCCACAAGCCTACCCCATCCCGGAGGAACTCCCCCGTGGACTGGTGCATAAGGCCCACATCAGCTACCGTCACAGTAGACCCCTCTTTGCGGAAAGCCATCGGCAGCGCCCGCATAGTGTTGAGGGCACCGAAGTTTATCGCAGAGTTGAACACGTCGCCGAGGCTCAGTACAGCCGCGTACGGATTACCGATAGCCCCGATGTATGCAGCCTTCCTGAAGTTAGAGATTGTAGCAGACGGGGCTATCCCGCCATTCACTACAAGGCTACGCATCAGCTCAGAAGCATGCCTAGCGGTATCCTTATGTGCCCCCTTCATCTTGAGACTTGTTGCCAGCTCATCAAACATATGCAGACCGGCAGCTTGCTCTTTCTGCGCATTCTTCACTTCCTTCTTCAGTGCCTCTTTCGACATATCGTACGGCTTACCCGCCGCCGCTGCTTTTAACTTAGTGACAGCACCGAGGTTACGGAGGTTGAAGTGCGACATCATTAGTGAGTTAGCACCTGCTACCCGTAACCAGTCGTCAATAACAATCGACGGGTTCTCGTACATCATTGCTTGTTCTTCGGTTACTACGCCACGCTTTTGCGCCATAGCGTTAGTCTCCCGAGACCCTCGGCTGGCAGTGTTGCTCGTGATGCCACTCGCTTCTGCCTTGAAATTAGCGGGGATATACATCGAGTCAAGAAGCATGTGCGAGTTCACGTTCTTAGAGTTCTCAATTTGCTGGGCGTATACCGCACTCCTGAGTTTAACAAAACCCTCAAGAGCAGTTGGGTCAGCGGTCCTAAGATCTTTTGCAAGCTTCTGCATCCACGGAAGACGGTCAGCTTCCTTCAAGTTTACGTTCGACATATTCAACAGGGACTGCCTTATACTTCCTGTAAGGTCATTCTTAATGACACGTTGGAATGCTTGGACTGCCTTGTCATTATACAAAGTGGTGATACGGTCATTGTTCTGAGCCACCTTGGTAGCATAGGACTGCATCTGACCAGCAAACTTAGGGCCTACTACCTGCTCGGCCTTTTTAACGATAGGTGTTATCTTGTCTTGCCACTGCCTCTTGGCCCAGCCTTTCTTAGCAGCCGACATCTTTCCGGGGACGAACCTCTCGACCTCTTGTATGAAATCCTCGGGGAGTACCCCAAGATAGTTCAGGCCCTCCCCGGTTTTCTCCTGAGCTTGGCGCAGTCTCCGAAGAGGTAGCCCCATGTCATTAGCCGTCTCCTTAAAGGCTCTCTCGAAAGCCTCCCCGGTCAACTCGTCACCTGTCATGTTCAGGTGCCGAAGAGCCTTGACATCCATTCTCCTCTTAGCGCCGTCAACGATATCTTTGAATACCTCCGGCTCCTCGCTAGTGGCCAGTCTCACACGAGCCGCCTCAAGGCCCCTGAGAGCCGCGTCAGTCGCAGCTTTCTCGTTAGCTATAGCTCCGACAGACCTACCCGCAATGCCCCCCAGAGGGCCTGCTATGGCCCCTGAGATAGCACCGAACTTCGCAGCATCACTTACCCTGTCTTCGAGACCCTCGCCCTCGGCTGCCCCGTACACTGCACCCTCGACAGAAGCAGCCCCGCCTTGTCGTGCTGCGCCTCCTGCGAATGACTTACCTACCCCAGCAGCCTGAGCTACCTTCATAGAAGGGACCAACCCGAAGGCGATCTGCGCCGCTGTTGCGGTAACAGGAAAGTCCTTGTACACTTGCTGCTCTACCCGACGCTCGTCTGCCAGAGCAAGCTTGAACTCCTCTCCGAAAGACCCAGCAAGGTCCTTGCCGGTGAGTGCGTCAGCGGCCACAGCAATACCTGCTCGGCCTGCTGCTCGTGCCTCGTCACCCAATATACCAAGTGTCATGGCCTCCGCCGGGATACCAGCAAATCCCCGAATTGTTTCGGAGGCACTCCCACCCCCTCCGAGCACATCCCTTGCCTTCTTCCTTTGCTCAGGGTTCCAGCCCCTGAGTTCAGCAAGGGCATTGAATTGTGATTCGGATATCTTCATTACAGACCTGCCTTAATAAGTAACATCATATCGTCGTTTCCGATAGCTCTCCTCATAGCCTCATCGGGGGCTACCCCCTCTCTTACCATCGACCTCCAAGCTTCTTGCACAACCCTCTGCTTGGTGGTTTCGTCTACATTTGTGCTATCCATAAAGAACCCATCTACATGATTAACTTCATCGAACAGGTTCTGTAACTGCGTATACATAGCCGACGGAAGGAAAGGAATGGATTGAGAAGCCGCAGCCGATTTACCCTCGGCAGAACGAAGAGACGCTTCGTACGCTTTCAAGGCCGCCTTGTTTGCCTCAGCAGGTGCGACGCTGTACAGAGAACGGTATGACTCATGGCTCATAGGCAAGTCGCTAAAGAACTTCTCGGGGAATGCCTCAGAAGTGCCTGCCTTCTCCTGTGCCTTTTGAAGCTGCACTCTGGCGTTCAGTATCTTCAGTTCCTGTTCTTCATACACAGCCAGAAGATCCGGGTCCCGTTTACCGAGTTCCGCCTTCAAGCGATCCCGGCCCTGTTGGGTAGTGGGTACAGGAATTGTCTTCGCCTGCGCTATCTTGTCGTTGTACTGTTCGGTACCACGCCTGAGTTCCGTATCAAAGTCTTTGATCTTCTGAGTGGCTTCGGCTTGTCGAATGTCCTTCGCAGCCTCCCCGTAACCGGACTTCTTCATGGTTTCTAGTACCAGATCCTTACCTTCTTCCGTCTCGGCAGAGAAGTAAGAGTTCCGCATTTCCTTGACCCGGTCGGCATCAACAGCAGAACCGTACGTTAGAGTATCAAGGGTAGCCTGCCTCTGCTCTTTCAGAATCTTAGCAAGAAGATCCCCCTCACCTCCCTGTACCAAGGCCGCCTCGAACTGCTCCCCCCTCCCGGATGCTGACATCTGGGCGTAGGCTTTACGAATGTTCTGCTCACGCCCTTGGGCCTGACGCTGCTCTGTCTGCTGCCCCATCTGCATAAGCTGATTGGCCTGAGCCATATCCCCCTTTTCTATAGCACTTTCGGCAGCCGTCCGAAAAGATGCGGGGTCCCCCGAGTTAACCCTAGCTGACTGCGGTGCTAACGCCGTCCCCATTACATCAAAGATACCCCGTTGTTGTGCGCTGAGTTGGGAAGGCATACCCATAGTCTGCGCGAGTTGAAACAAACCACCTTGAATAGCCATAAGCCCTCCTTAACCAAAAATGTTGTCTTTTAACCAGCCGCCGAACCGTGCTCCGATATCCCCAAGAGGATCATAGGTGTTGCTGTCGAAGGCCCCGCCGATAGTATTAAACAAACCACCCATCAGTTCTGCCCTGATCTTCTCACTGTTTACTTGGCTCTGGACTTGACCCAGCCTGAGCTGAGAGGACAGGTTCATCCCCGCGAGCTGGCCTGCTTGGTTCATCTGTGCGCCTTGCATACCCTGATTCATCATGTTCATCATCTGCGCTTGAGGCAGATATGAATTATTCTGGAACTGACTTCCTATATTTGCATCTTGCATCTGCTGTGAACGTGCCATGTTCATAGACTCGAAAGCTGCGTTGTTCCTGTTCTCGGCAATAGCCTGCTGCATCGCAAGCATTTCAGGAGTACCACCCCCGTAGTTAGCACCAGAGATACCGAGTCGTCCTTGCCCTTGAGCACGGGACTCCATCCCCATCATCTGACGCTGTTCCCCGGGCTGTTGCATCGCACGTATGCTGTCGAAGATACCTTGCTCACGGCCTGACTGATCCGCTGATGCGCTGTTAAAGAACTGGTTAGCTTGTCCCTGTAACATATTGGACTGGTTCAGAGAAGCTGGGTCTTGGTTGGATTGAATCCCTCCCGGCCCTGCTGTGGCGCTGCCCCCGAATCCAGATACGGTAAAGGGTGTGAATTTACTGCCCTCAATCGCAGAAGCTGCCTGCTCCCCGAGTTCTCCTTCTACGTAGCTACCGAGGTCGTCGAATCTGTCGAGCTGATTCCATAGCCCCGCCCCTGAGATCAGGGCAGAAGTCCAATTAGCCATTAGAACGTACCTCCGTCAATGAGACCCGCCACCAGCGTTCCTGTGATATCCACATTAGCAGTAAAGGTGTGATCGCCTGTGTGCGTTTCATTATGTATGTCCGCCTTCGTGATGATGGCAGTCTCAATGTCTTCAAACTCTTGGTCAATCTCTGCACCGACAACTACCTTGTTAGGGTCTCCTGTGGGCAGGAGATCTTTGGAAGCGAAGTCAGTCGATTTCTGATAGTCAGCCATTACAGCATTCTCCCTATCTTAGTCTGTATGTTTATCTCTTGTATCGAAAGCTTCTCGCCTCGTACGTTCGCCTCTAGTCCAATGCTAAGGCGCTCCCCGCTGCCGGACAGGGGGATAGTGTACTCCCCGATTACACCACCAGAGCCGTACTCAGTAGGGTCATCCGGGTCGTCCGCTGTGGTGATGTTGAACTCGTCTATGTTGTAGAAGTCCGGGGTGGTAGAGTCCAAGGTGAATGACTGGTTGAGGTAGCGGTTAGTGTACCCGTATCCCCAGTGGCATACTGCCCTTTGACCCAGACCCCCTCCTATTACAAAGTCTACTTCCTTGGGTACCTTCAAGTGCGTAGCGTAGTCTTGCCCGAAGTTCTGAGGGTGCTGGTAGTAACGCATCCGGAATGACCGGCCCCCTGTCCCATCTGACAATGCCGCGTCTATGTACCCGGCGTATTCACTGATCCCTCTTGCGTCTCCCCACCATACTGTGCCGTTCAAGGATCGGGCAACAGAAACAAATGGCAGGGACACCCAACGAGTCACTCGTGCGGACCCATCTTCCAGCTTCTGCCTCGTATCGAAACACCAGATCACTCGCTGATTAGTGAACATCGCAAGGACCATGGCGTCATCAGGTGAGTAGAACAGTCGGGAGTTAGTGTCCGCTGTACGTGCTTGGTTACGGAATATCGTATTGATGTTACGACTGATATCACCTATCGGGAGAGACTTCTCTTGTATCGTCCGGCCCAGTGAGCGCAGTCCGGTGTAGTCAATAAACCACAGATCCGATCCTACTACTGTCCAGCCTCTCTTCGAGACGCACCCAATATCTACGATACCATCTTCAAATAGTAAATCGGCTGCCGGGTCAGAGAGCCTGCCGTCAGCATTCTGAGACCCGAACACCAAAATACTCTGCGAACCAAAGATCAACAGTTTCTGGTTATGTGCTGCTATAGCGACAACTTGATCGTTGCCTGTCGGCCAGATGTTCGTCAAGTCCAAAGACCCTGACGTACCACCTGACCATGCCGCTCCTATTAAAAGGTCAGACCAGTATACGATAGCCCGCGAACCCTGTACACCAGCAACCCACACCCTGCCGTAGGCCGACATAGCGATATCGCCTTGGGGTGGAGTGCCTAGTACACTCGCGTGGTCGCTGATTTCAACAGCCGAACCCACGGAGTTATCATATACTATTGCCTCATGGCCACGCTGAAAGAAGAACGTGTCGTCATTCAGTGTGCAGATGTGCCAGTCATCCGCAGTGATGGTGGCAGCAGCCGGAGTAATGTCTGTTAGAACACCTGCTGTTGAGAAGGTCAAGATCTTATTATTAGCAGTGCAGAATCTCTGCACAGTTCCATCCGCGTACCTTGCCTCGTGGATGTTAGTGATGGCAGCCGTACCTAATGGGGTAGAGGATGCTGTCAGGATACGGTACCCTTTACGAGAGGCTATACGGCCATTCGCATCAATGACTGAGTTGTCCGCTACAGCACACCAAGACAACGGTAGGTTAGTAGGAGAATCCTCCGTGTTAATACCGAGGAATCCGGGGGCGGCTACGTTCACATTAGCTTGTGTCATTCAAGCTTCCTCCTTTTCTTCGCAGAAAATCCCGCACTCCACAGACATAGTCTTCATTGGTCGTCCTTTTGCTTCTCGTGGTAGTTCATCTAGGAAGATTCTCTTCCCCTTATGCCGCACTAGGCGGGCACCGATGCGGCGGGATTGCTCCGCACGTTCTGCGAATACATGGGGGGAATCCTTTCGGACATGATTCCAATAGCTCGGACTAGTAGCCTTCACACACCCGATGCAGTTGGCGTTGGGGTAGCCTCTGGAGTACACAGCCGGAAGCAAAATCCCGGCCTCAGTTATAATCCGAAAGCAGTCCGCTTTTGAGTAACCCGCGTCAATCAATACCGGAAGTACGTTGTCTCTCTCCGTGAGTGTGAAGCGGGCGTGTCTTTGGCGCTCCTCGCTTGTGAACCCAAGCACATGAAAATCTGGAAGATGCTCCCGTTCCCACTGAATCCGCGCTTTCTTCTTCAGCTCGTAAGTGCACGGCGCTCCTTTAATTCCGGCCATATATGAGCGGCGCTCCCAGACATCCACAGCAGAGTCAGTAGCTATCACATCATTAATTGCCCGCTCAATTTCACATCCCAGCCAAGCAGACACATCACGGAGGAACCTTTGGTTATCGCTGTCCTCCTCCCTAACTGGATTGTTAATGACTCGAACCTCATTCGCCCCTCCATATCTTCGGATGGTTTCGTAAGCGGCTACAGCGCTTGCCGCTCCGCAGCTAAACCAAACAGCTATTTTCTTGCCCTCAATCCGGCCCGAGTGTTCGTCTATGCGCCGCTCCTCTATCCCTTTAGCTTGTGTCATTCAGGGTACCATTGCATTTCTTCAGGGGCTTTCCCTGCATCGTGCATAATCGCATCGCCCAGAGATCGCTTCGCTCTTCCATAAAGGCTTTCCAATGCCTCCCCTTTTACATCGCCTCGCTCTTCAGCGGACATAGCGTACGCCATCATAATGATCGGCTGCGAAGGTACAAGAATCCGATCACCTTCTGCAACAAGATCAGGGGTTCGCTGTACCACGTACGCCCGTAGGATATACGCACCATCGGGAGTTGGCCACAGCTTGATGATGTTATCACCATTGGCGTCGTTGCCCTCACTGGCGTAGTACGTAGGCCGAGTGACCCCTACGTTAGCAATCAGTTCCTGCCTTCGTATGTACTCAGAGGATACCCGTCGTAGCCAAGCGTTGTTCGTCGTGTCCCTTACGTCAAGGATCTTAGCCCGGTTCTGGGAACCCGGGAGACTGTAGTTGTTAAACGTGGCAACCGTAGAGAAAGGAATGTCCTTACGCAAGGGGTGCCAATCAAAAGAATCTTCGACTAACTGCTTCGAGTCATTCAAGAAGTCAGCCACAACTGAACTCTGCCGGTTCTCATAGACAGAAGATACTTCTTCTTCTCTGAGTCGGCGGAGCACATGGTTAATCAATTCTAAGTAGTTCATCGTTGCCCTCTCAGGGACGCTACGTAATCCATAAGACCCCGTAGCTCAGCAGCTTGAGACGGAGCGATCTGACTGTAAGGGAATAAGTCTGAGCTTCCGCCCCCTCCGGCAATACCACCAAAGCCGCTTTGAGCAAGGGCGTTCTGCATACCGGAGCCGTCTCCGGAGCCGTTCCCGGAGCCACTGCCTGTGCCTACCCCGCTTCCGGAGCCTGCACCAGCCTGTGTTCCGTCCGGCCCCATGCCGTTCATTGCAGGGATGCCGGGCTGCATACCTGTCTGGTTGCCGATGATACCTGCTTGGGCACCGGGGCTAGGGAACTGCCCAGTCTGGTTACCCACTTGGCTCCCACCCAGACCACCAGCGCCAGCCTGTGTACCACCTGCACCCATGCCGTTCATGGTAGGGATAGCGCCAAGTATAGGGTTCACAAGAGCATTCGTTTCATCCTCTTCGGTCAGCCCCCCAATACCAGCGTATAGGTCTTCCATCGGATCGTCGCCGATCGGCTCAGCGTCTCCGTTGTAAACACGCCCTACCTCAAGCCTGCTAGGATTAGGGACTTGTCTTCGTTCCCCGGTACTCTCACTGACAAGAACAGTGCCGTCCCATATCCAACGATCCTCTTCCTCGCCCATTGCCTGATCGCCGGAACCCCCCGGCAGTAGCTCAGGTGGGGCGGGTCCTGTGCTTTCAGACAGAGGACCACCCGGCTGCCCACCAGCACTACCCTCGTTGGCAGGTGAACCCGGGGAGCCGCCGGGGTTAGGGTTCATACTCGGAGCAGCAGGTCGGTCTACTGTCACCATATCCAGCAACCCGCCCGGGCCACGAGCATCGAAGATAGGACCGAAGTCTCCGAACTCATTCCCAAAGATTGTGTTTGTGATAGAGCTGTTGTCCCTCGGTGCCCTTCGTTCGGCGTCACCAACGGTGTCCGTACTGAGATTATATATGGTATTCGCCGCTTCCGCTGCGGACCTTATGCCTTGGGCACCCTGCCCAATCGCACCTACGGTATTGAAAAGACCAGCGCCACCCGTGGCTGCACTCAGGGCAATCTGCTTCACAAGGTTCTTCGTAAAGGAACCTAGGTAGTCCCCGAAGTCGGTGTCGAACTGTCGCGGGGTACGGAAACCCGGATCGCCCCCCGCTAGGTTCCGAGAAATATCAGGACCGTATAGCTCTTTGTTCAGCTCAGGGTTGCCTGTATCATAGAACTTGTTACCCTCCTGAAGACGCTGCCCTGTCGCACGGATAGCAGCCGCAGCCTGTTGTATCTCTACCCGGTTGTATGTAGGCTGGGGCGTACCCCGTAGGTTGCCCGAACCCTTGACGCTGTCGTCTCCGAACTGCATTTCAAACCCGGGGTTTGACGGAAGGGCAGTAACCCCGTTTACAATGTCTTGAATACTCTGTATCATTACGGCCCCTCGCTAATGCGAACTACTCCGCTGTCGTTCCAAAACACACCCACAACTGCTGGGTCTGTAGTGGGAAGACCTATCCCATCTTGCAACCCTCCGAGCAGTATGATATTGCTCGAATTGTCTCGCATGTAGATCTTGCCGGTGTATGTATTGACCGCCATTTCCCCTTCCGACAAGTCGCTCAGGGTAGGGGCCGTTGCGTCTACGTGCCTACGTTTCAGTTTAATAAGAGTCACCCCGTCCGGTTGGACTTGAATGTTGAAAGGAAATATTACAGACCTTCCGTTTAAGGTAAACAATCCTCTTCCCATATCCATGACATAGGAGCGAAGGAACGACAGGTCAATGCCGGTTAGTGCAAACGAACCAGTCTCTGCCGCAAGGGTAAACGACACCCCGTACTGGAACAATACATCTTGTCCGCCAAGGGTAAACACCCCTGCATCTAAGAGCATGCGACGATTAAATCGGAACTCCGCATCCCGTCCCGTCAGGGCAAAGACACCGGGGTCCGCTATGATTGTGAACTGGCCCGGGGAAGAGAGCAGGAAGGTTACATCCTGTCCTCCAAGAACAAAGGTTCCTCTGTCTGAAACTACTCTACGGTTGAAGAGCAGATCCGCTGTCTGCCCTGCCAGTACAAAAGCACCAGCATCTGCCGCAAGGGTGAACTGGTCCGGGGCAGAGAGCAGGAAGGTTACATCCTGTCCTCCAAGAACAAAGGTTCCTCTGTCTGAAACTATCCTACGATTGGCTAGCAAGTCCGATGCTATGCCCGCTAGAGCATACGTACCAGTCTCTGCCGTAAGAGTCAATGCTGCGGGCGGTGCTACTGCTGGC